GCACCAATATCATAAACACCATTGTTAAACCCATCATCAAGGTTCTCTCTAAGGTTGATAGCAAAGTCTTTTACAACATAATCACCAGACTCTTCATAAGTTCTGATAGCAAGAGACTTTTCTAACTCATCATATGCACTACGATCTAAAAGTTTCTCAACTTTACTTGCGTTAATTCTTAATAGCTCAATGAAGTTCTTATCAGCATCATCTGTAAGAAGTTTCTTAATAAGCTTGGTTGTTATTCTGAACCTGTGAGAACCAGGAGCAGCATAATTAGATGTTCCTGCAGCGTTATCATTGAGGCTAAGGTCATCTTCTGGGGTAATGATGGATTCTTGTATGTCAAGTCCAACTCTATAGGAGGGGTTACTTCCATATTGATCAAGGAGAATATATTGATAAGGTACGTCTACAAAGAAACCTCTGATATAGTATACACCAGTTTGCACGTATGCAACAGATCCAATTTGTAGAGCTGCGGTTGGAAGAAGTTGAGCAAATGGAGACCCAATTTCAATCAGTGTAGTACCAAACGTAATGGCAGACGTGGTAACTAACTGTTCATTATTTGAAAATGTCTTTTGAGTATTTGCTGTACCACCAGACTCAGTATACTTAACATAAAGGGTAATATAACCTTTCTCTGAATCGGTAGATGAAATACTATATAATACTTTTGCTTTAACTCCTGAAGTCAAACCAGTAATAATTTTACCAGTTAACTGAGAACGATACAATTCAATATCAGCACCCAAGAATGACTCTTGAAGCATGATACAATCAACGTTCAGGTCATATCCTATCTGACCAGGAATAACCATCGCACCATCTTTAAATAAGTGCGAACCAATATTTTCAACCTGATTCTGTTGAATCGATTGTAGTGTTGTAAGTTCCCTTGCCTGTATCGGGAAGCCAGGTCTAAAAAGTACTCGATAAAAGTTCTTACTCTTATCAAAGTCGTCGTAATACGGGGTTACATTTAAGTTAGTATTTTGTGCCATTCGTTTAGAACTCGATTACGATTTTAATGTCTTCTACTTGGTCGTTTGCACGACTAATGGATCTCCTATTATCTATGTAAACAACCTGACCGCTATTTGATTCGATCTCAGGTTTTGCATATCCATTATTAAATTTCATACCCAAGTCATACTCTGTGTTGTTAATAGTTCTTGAAGAAGAATTAGGAACAGCAGGGAAGTTAACATCAGGAGCACCAGCAGCACCAGAAGTAGCACCACTAATAACATTAGAACCATCGAATTCATTCTGTGTACCAGTAACTTCAGGGAAGATACCGTCTACAGCATTCTGATAGTATTTCAAAAGCTTTGTAGTTGCGTTCCATGATATAACACGAGCACGAGCAGTAACGTTAGTACCACCAACAACTCTTGTTTGTGTTATGATTTCATCAGGAACATAGTTACCTTGGAAGGTAGGAGCAAATATAACTGCCTTACAAGCAGAAACTGTTAGGTCTGATATAAGTTCAGCAGTACCATACTTAAGAGGATTAGTAATTAAACCAATTCTTCTGTAGTCGTTATCAACTGGGAAGTCTCCTGCACCCTCATCATATGAGAGTTTAGCATTAATCATTGTTCGGAAAGCACCGACTTCAACAACTGAATCATATCCATGTCCATTTGGAGGAGGAATGATTACATCAACTTGTCCACCAGTACCAGTACCGATACCAGTTATGTTGTCTACACTGATTTTACCGAATGTATATCCAGTACCACCAGATGTTACAGTTGCAGAGATGATTTTACCACCATCAACGACAATACTAACGCGACCTCCAGTACCATCACCATTAATAGCGACGTTATCGTACGTTCCATTGTTGTATCCTGCTCCAGCAGCGTTAATTACTACAGTATCAACTTCTCCAGAAACAGCATTCGTCTTTACGGCTGCGTTAGTGAAGACGGGCATATAATCATTAGAGAAGAATTTAAGGACGGAAGCAACGGGGATGGTGTACATATACTTCCAACGATATCCATCACCAGTAGTGACAATGGAAGTAGAAGTACCAGTAGGCTCAACTGTAGAAGGTTTACCATTAGGATCAGACGGTGAAGTGCCATTATAGATGCACTTATATACCTGATACTGAGAGTTTACAACATAAAAGTCAGAGTCATATAGTTTAGTAGCACCTGAGGCAGCAGTTTTACTTGGAGAATAGTCATGACGATACATGTCATAGGTGAAACCTAATCCACCAGTAGTTTGTTCTGGGGAAACCCAGTCAATTCTACGAACAACCTGTACGGTATCAGAAGCAAGGACTCTCTTCAAAGATACCATATCATCATAAGAACCCGAAAATTCGGAGAATGAATCTACTGCCTGTGGAGGCGAGTTTTCATTATCCCAAGATTGCGGTCTTCCGATAAACAGATACACCCTATCACGATTGGCACCAGCAGCCGTATCGGATTGAGTCGCATCTGGACCTTCAAGTGCCTTAATGAATTTTTGCGCTGAAAAAATTCTAAATTGATCTGTTAATAGAGCTGCCATGTCCTAGTGACTATTGTCCTCTTGTTTATTTATGATGGTTACGAACGAACAGTTGTCAGATATTCAATTCGATTAATTCTATATGATGCTCCAGCATTACCATTAATCTTTTCTCCACCCAAAACTGCTTGTGCTATAGCACCATTTGGAGTTGAAGCAAACTTACCATCAGAGATATTATTAGATGCATCTGTGAAAAGAATGAATGGATGTGTCTTGTATGAGTTATCTATTGATTGCTTATACCCATACCCGCCATTAATAATATTGATAGAAGCAACTTGGTCTGCTGCAGTTGTCATATTGACGGTTGCAGTTGCTTGTATATCTCCTAATGCACCACCCCAGTTAATAGTCTCACTATTTCTACTTTCAGTAGCAGGAGAAGTCGGACCCTGAATCTCTAATAATGGAGTAGCACTATAGTTCTGTCCAGCATCCTGAATAACAAAGTCAATGATTGATGAATCATGAGAGAATTCATAAAGATAACCAGCAATACCAACATTAATATTGCCTGTATTATATGGAACAATATCCTTAAGTGTAAGAATACCATTTGAAGGATCCCATGATACACATGTTCCTCTAACTCCAGAAATAGCACCAGTTACTAGTTCATCAACACCGAAGTTCTGACCATTATTGTCTGTACTCAATTCAACATATATCTTAACAAGTGCTGTATGGTCTACACCATCACTTAGACCACCTGCACCTGTAATAGTTGCATACTTAAATGGTATATCTGCGTCTTTAATATTGTCTCCAACTTGGAAGAGGGTAGTATTTTGACCACCAAGGGTTTCTTCAATACCATATAATGATGTATGAATACCACCATCAAGACTAATTTGATTGAGGAAATCTGTACCTGTATTTACCAGATCAGGAATACCATCTCCAACTGGTGGACCTGCAGGTATAAGATCTTGGAATGCCTTATCTTGTAAAGTTGAAATAGGAACTGTTAAAGTTGTAATTACACTTCCAGTAGAATCAACAACTACGTGAGGATTAAATCCTGATGGAGCACTATCTGCAACACCAGCATCAAACTGTACAATAGCATCCTCAGTAGAAGGAAGACCACCATCAATAAATGCTAATTCATCAATTTCAAATGTAACTAATAGTGCTCTTGAAACTGGATCCCAATCATATACTTTAGCAACTTTATTACTAGAGTTTTCAACCTTTCTAATAACTCTGTCACCAACATTAAACTTATAGTTTGAACTACCATCTGCATTATTCTGTCCAGCATCAAGAACAATACGCTGATCATAGTTAAAGTTTACACCTCTTGTTAAACCTGAGAACTTACCAGCAGATTTAGAAGTATAAGAAATAGTTTCTGTATCTACAATAATCTTACCTGAACCTGGATATGCGTCTGTAGAATCAACAAACACATCTGAATCAGATGCACCAAGTTTTTTAACTAATCCAGTTAAGTAGATTGCAGAAGAGTTAAATGCCTGTCTTGCTCTTGACTTACGCTTAAGATTAACAAGTTTAGTGAATATTATATTTGGTGAAGATGTATATCCAGTACCAGGTTCAATAACATTAATACCAGTTATAGCACCTTGACTAATAGTTGCCTCTGCCTTAGCACCTAATCCTCCTCCACCAGTAATTAAAATATATGGTGCCTCTTGATAGTATTCACCAGAATTTACAACACTAATTGATGTAACCTTACCAAGTTTATCAATAGTAGCTGCACCTTCAGCACCTTGTCCACCACCACCTTCAAATATAAGAGTTGGTGGAGTTGCATAATCTCTACCAGTATTGTTTAGTGATAAACCAGTAACTGTTTGTACAACTGGACTACCAGTTGCACCAGTTCCACCACCACCTAAAATTCTTGCAGTTGCAGCACCAAAATAATTATCACCCTTTTGGGTCATCTTAATATAAGAAAGTTGACCAGGATTATCTGTACTTAATACAATCTCACCTTCAGCACCTTCTGGGAATATTGATGGCATTTGTGGTACTGTACTACCTTCAAATATAGGAGCACCATAGAATTTTAAACCAATAGCATAAGGATATACAGGATTACCTGAACCATCCTCTGTCATAAAGTAAGCATAAGTTCCATTTGGATACTCAGGAGTCACAGCAAACTTACCATTATACTCATCAAGAGTACCAACACCAGAAGCCCAAATATAATCTTGTGTTAAATCTCCAAGAATATAACCACCCTGAACAGTTCTTAATCCTAAATTAGATGTTGAATATCCAAAAACATATAGAGCAGGAGGAGCATCTACAGGAACTGTCCACCTCATCTCTCTGGTAGTTGCCAACTGGAAACCACTTATATAATTTGTATATGTTACTTCAGAACCATTAATATAATACTTAATTCCTTGACCTGTATAAAGATATGATGTATCTCCTAAATCGCTTGGATTGCCAGTAGAGTGCCAACCATTTTCTACAGTAGAAAGTAATAAATGGTTTACACTTGGTTGATCATCATTACTTGAATCATTCTGTTGGAAGACATAAGTCTTTCCTCGTTTAAAATCTAAGAAGTTTGGTCTTGCACCATCAAATAAGAATTGTCCACCCGATACTGTAACAGCATAAGTGACTGTTGTTGCAGTAGTTACTTCAGGACGAGCACCTGGAAGTTCTGCAGTAGTTCTTAATCTATATCCAGATACCTCTCTAGCAACAGTACCAGAAGAATTATATCCCCAAGGTCCATAAATTGGATATCCATCATAGGACATACCCAATATCTTAGAGTGACCATCTACATGCCTTCCATAGTCAGGACCAGTAGCAAAGAAGTTTCTAACATAATAATCATTAGCTGGTGTATGAGCCTCAACAGTAGGATCCAGAATCATATAACCTTCATCACCTTCATGCCCAGACATATATCGATGATTTTTACAATAATAATAAATTTTATTAGTCTCATCCGCATTCATTAAGAATATCGGTTGTAACTCAGTTTCATAATCTACAGCAGGTGCTGCACTTGAACCTGTACTATTGTAATATAATGCTCCACCATTCAATAAACCATCTCGTGTAGTACTGAATTGCATTGGATGTCCATCAGTATGATGTGATCCAGGAGAGTTAGTAGCATCTGATTGATCCCATATAATTAAATAATTTCTTTGAACTTTAATATTTTCGGGAGCAAAGTAATATTGACCTGGAACAAATGCACCAAATTCTGCAGCATCAGCACCAAAATCAATATAAAATATTCCGTTAACAAAGTTATATGGAACAGCATTAACTGTAAATGAGAATCCTGTAGACCCTAAGAACTTATCATTTTCAGCAAAATCTCCACTTGTTTCTCTTAAATATATTCTTGTTACTTGATTTGTATTATCTCTTACTACCTTAGCAATAGTACCCTGAGCATTACCACCAATTTCATCTACAACTCTTCCAACTTCTACATTACCTAAAGTCTCATCAACTTGATTAACTGTCAGCATTATATTATCAAATTCTACCTTAATCTTCCAAACAAATTGTTGTATATCACCCCATCCAAATACTCCATTCGTTAAAGCAAATTGATCAATAGTTTTACTTGATTGGTAATATTGAATATTACTATCAGTAATGGTATCATAAGTATCTGTATTTTTTATATAATCATACTTAACAGTATCAATAGAAAATCCTACTGGAGCATTACTAATAGAACCCCATTCTGGAGTGTGTAGTAATCCACCATTTGCTAATACACCAGTTACCTTATTTGTCTGTTCTTCTCTTGCTGCAGGATTAGGTACGTCTTTACCACCCCTGTAAATAAATGTTTGATTGAAATTTCTATCAACTAAAGGACCACCACCAGGAACTCTTTCTGCTGCAATTGGAGTTGGTCTTGGATGATTATCCGATGTAATAGTAAGTCTATCTGTCTTCTTATTATCACTATTAAGAGTAAAAACTCCAGCAGTAGGAGAGTTTGGATGAGTCTGCCAAATTCTATTAACATCAAAAGATGTTACAACATTAGGAGTTTCATCCTGAGGAACAATTTGTAATCTTAAAGGATCATATCCTCTACCTCGATTTAAAACCCTAACATGAATAATCTGACCTGAGTCATCATCAATAATAGGATATAATAATGCTTCAGCATCTGGTGTGCCACATCCCTGTATAGTCAAACGAGGAGGATCATCCGATGTATAAAGACTACCACCGTTAACTACTTTGACCGCACGAACTCCAAATATTTCATCAAAAATAGGTTCAATGACGGCACCAGAACCAGGAACTGTTCTTGCCATTTATATTATGCTACGTTGATTGTGCCATTCATGGCAGCGTGTAATGTACATTGATAATAAAGTGTTGCAGGAGCATCCATTGGTACAGTCCAATAGAGCACTGTTGTTCCACTACCACTTTGTCCAGTAGTATAAGGAGTACCAGCTAAACCTTGAGTACTCTGAATCCTAAAGGGGTGACCACCACCTTGGATTGAGTTATCAAATGCATAGGTAAATCCTTTATACACAGTGAAAGTAGGATCATTTACAACCCCACTAAATCCTGGTCCAGAAACTGTATAATCTCCAGTTCCTACTGCATTCAACTCAAACCAAATAAGTGGACTTCTATTAGGTTTCCAAACAGAACCATCATAAAATACTGAATCTCCTTGAGTAATACCAGCAATATCAGTGTCAGTTAGAGCAGCAAATGTTGTTGTTAAAGTTCCAGAGAAATCAACTGTTACCGTATCTCCAGCAACAGATGTAGTGATATTAGTACCACCAGCAATAGTCAATGTATCTGTTTGAGTATTTGCTGTTGTGTTACCAGTATCTCCAGCAACAGTAGCAAATAAATTAATAGATGCAATACCAGATGCATCATCACCAGGTTTCCACTTACTTGCTGTAGAATCCCATTTTAAAACTTGGTTATTAGTAGGAGCAACCGTAGTAGTATCAACGTCTACTAAATCATTAGCACCTGAATATTGTGTTAAAAGTTTTGCTTTTGTATTACCTACACCACCAGCAGTGATATTAATATTAACATATGGATTATCATCACCACTTACAGTATAAAAAATTCCTCTATAATCTGCTTCAGCAGGAGCAACACCTGTACTTGCATACTCATTCTTATACTTTAGTTTAGTCGGGAAATCAATGTCTCCAGTCGTACCATTAAAACTATTAGTGATACCCCCAACACCGAGAGTAAGGTTGCCTGTTCCGTTGGTAGCGATATTAATGTTTCCATTAGACGAGGATATGATAGAACTTCCATTTACGTCTAAATTAGCAGTTAAGTTTGTATAATCTGAAGGTAAGAATGTTGACCCATTATAGCGCAAAACTTGTCCAGTCGCAGGGTTAGTGGTATTAACAGTTAATGTTGTACCATTACCTAACGCAGCATAGACTTCATCGAAATTGTCGTTAATCTTGTCTCCACCTGCTCGAAGGGTATCACCCGTATTATCGTTAGCATTCGTTCCAAGACTTAATGATTGTTTAGCCATTACTCGCTACAATTTTTAGTTATTTATAAAGGTGTCTCAGGGTCAACTGGTTCTTCACCATATAGACTTAGATCAGGAGCAGTCCAATCATCAGGAACTGATGTTTCAACTGCGATAGTTGGATTCGCATATCCAGATCCAGGATTACTAACTTCAACACCACCAACTCCAACAAGAGCTCGTATAGCACCCTCAAATCCAGATATAGAGTCAATTCTTACAGTTGGTCTGGTAGTATATCCAGATCCACCTGAGGTAACTTGTACATCCTTAAGTGTGCCAGAAGTTAGATTTGCGTTTGCAATCGCACCTGAACCAAATACAGATCCAAGATAATCGAAGGTGATTAGTGAGTTAGAGGATTCAATAACAGCAACTTCTCTATCTGAAGTCTCACCTTGGATGTCAATAAAGTCACCAGGTTCGACTGGAGGTACAACCTCAGCAGCGTCAACGTCTGCTTCAGAACCAACGTAGGAGAATGCAACGAATGTTGATCCCACACGAGGAATTTCAGAGAATAGAATTCTTGAACCAACAATCTCAAATCCAATTCCAGGTTCCTGTATAACACCATTCAGTGAAACGATGATGTTATTTTCTGGACGTATGGTAGAAGATTGTACACCCTCAGTTAGCGTTAGTGAGTAGAATACGTCATTACGCTTGAGGTTAAATGACTGACGTAAGGAGTCGAACTCGAATGAAATATCATCCAATTGTCTCAACTTACCTACGTAGAATCCTGTGAATGATGCTCCTAAATCTGGTGCCTCTTGGAATTGAATCTCATCAGAGAACGCTGTATATGCGTTAGATGCACCTGGAGGTTGTAGAATACCATTAATGAATACAAGTAGATGTCCTGCAGGATCTGGTAGATATGGAGTACCATTTTGCTGAGTTAACTTGAAGTTTGTAGTAGTTCCATCAAATCCCTTGAATGAACGCTTAACACGTGCCTTGAGACTTACTATATCTTCAATAACTGAAGCATATCCATCTGGACCTTTAATAGAATCCTTAGGATCAAAGGTACCTTTGATACTTGAAAGATAAAGTCTTCTATTAACACCAACTGTTCTAATGTCCTGAACAACTGCAGCTGCAGCACCAGCAGTAGTAACCT